CAATGTTATTAGCAATCCACTTGTTCGACACACGACGGCGACCGTCAGAGTCAGTGAACTCAACACCCATAAACGTGCCGATGATTGCATCGGTCACAGCTGCAGGTTCAAGAACGCCAGAAGTGTTAATCTTGACAGGCTGATATTGCAAAAGAGTGGTAGTGCAGTTGTCCGGCAGCGTAAATGCTTGAGGACGCACATAACCACTCGCATGGTAGATCGGCTGAAAACCGAAAGGTGCGTTTACAGTGTTTGACATAATATTTCCTTAAAAATATGTCATTTACTTTCTTCGCAATTACTCATAGATCTGAGGTCGCGAAGGGCTTTCGCGCAACGCTTGATAACCATCACCCTCAATGAGTTTGCCACCTAGCTGCTCAGCTTGGTCACGTAGTGTATCAGCCATTGCAGTCAGTTTCTCAGCTTCCCTGTTCGGGGCATGGAAGTGAGCTTCTTGCATAAATGCTTGATACAGCCGCATAGGCAGCTTAAACGCAACCATCTCATTGACACCAATCATCCCTGCATATTCACCAGTTTTCAGTGTGACGTAGTCCCATCCCGGAACATCGGCTGCGGTGATCGGCTCATACCCAAGGCGAATACGCATTTGAATAGAGTCTCGTGGATTAGTGGTAGTCAACCAGCATGTGTGGTAACCATCGATTTTTGGTAGATCAGGCAGTTGGCTTTGGTAAAACTGCTGTCTAAACATTTCGATACGCTCATCATCAGAAATCTCGCGATTTTGCTGGACTTTGCGTTCTTGCATGTCCCTAGAAATCCGAGCCGGATCAGCTGTTCGTTTTAGACGTTCATCACTCATTTCTCACTCCTTATCAGCGAGCTGCATTATTATCACGATCCCACTGTGCATACGCCTTCAAATAGCGCTGGCGTGCTTGTGGATCATCCCATACTCCGGCGTCAATCATTGCTTGTTTGCGCTCTGGAGAAATATATACCTCATTTCTATTGGCACGAGGCGTATCACCTCGACTAGAACCGACCGGAGGCCCACCTCGCTTTTTAGTTGTAAGCTGTGTTTCCACTCGTCGATCCAGTTCTCGCCAATATTCTAAGCTGTTCGGATTATATCCCTCGTCTGCAAGTGACTGATCAATTTCGAGAACTTTTTTAGATCTTTCATCATTGCTCTGAGGGTCATACCATGGGTTCATCTTAATCCAGTCTTGTGCAAGACGGGCTGCAAGATCACCCTGTGTTACTTGAGGCTGCTTTTGTTGCTGTGGTTGTTGTGAGCTAGGTGCTTTAAATTGTGCTTTTGCATGCTCAAGTTGTTGTACAACTTTTAATGCTTCATCACGAATGCGCATAGCTTTTGCAACATCGGCACCATTACCTGCTTCAACAGCTTGTGCAATGATATGTTCAGCGGCTCTTGCTTCTTCAATTGCTTCATTAAGCCGTGAATCAATCATGCGGAAATCTTGTGATGCCGTTTTATGCTCAACATGCTTAAGACGGCGAAGCATTTCTTCATTCTGTTGCCGCAAGAATGCTAGCTCTGCTTTGTCACGTTCTATTGCTGCTTTCCGACGTTGTGCACGCTCAGCTTTTTCTTCACGGCGCTTACGACGCAGTTCTTCACGATCTTCATTGTCGGCATCTAAACGACTATCTTCTTGATCATCGTCATCATGATCAGAAGCTTCTACTTTCGTATCATCTTGTTGTTCTTGTTCTTCTACCGCAACATATTGTTCTTTGTCATCATCGCCATCGTCTTCAGACAGCGTATCTGCTTTCTTGTTCATATATCAGCTCCTTTCAGCTGTTAGAGAAATGCTCTCATTTTTAGCGGATCACCAGTGATTTCGCCTCGAATATCCAAGTCATTAAACATGACAAATTCGATTTCTTCATCACCAAGTTCTACGGTCCAACGATCACCGCCGTATTTCGGCACACGAACAAACATACCAACATCACACCATGCACCTTCCGGCCATGATTGCATAGTGTTTCGGTTTTTGTATGCAAGTGGCCCTATCGACACAACACGTGCTACTTGTGTGTTGCTAGATTCGGTTTTGCGTGCTTCTTCAGGAATATACAAACCACCCTTAGTTTGCGCTTTGGCACGGCGTATCTGTACGATAACACTAGAGCCAAAAGGCTTTACACCACTGTCAACTGTAGGAAATGCATCATCAATTGACTCATACGCCATTTCTAGCGGTTTTTCCAATAGCATTTTCTTCTCCTAAATGCTGTTACAAATACTTGTCATGCTCATCTTGATCTTTTAGCAATGTATCGATCAAGTCAAGCGCTTTCTGCAAACCGGCATAGTACCCGATCCGTTGACCATACAAATACTGTATGTTCTGTGATTCGGATGAAGGTGGTTGCTCTAAAGCATGTTTGGCAACTAATGCTTGTTGCTCTTTTATTTTGCCGATTAGGTGATTAATCACATGCCGCCTTTTTGCGTCTTGGCTTCAAATGATTTCATGCGAGTCAGATTCTTAGCATCACCACTAGGAATCGGTGCTTTAGGTGCAGGATCTTTGCCACTACCTTTAACAGTAGTTGGATAGCCTTTGCCCATCGCCATTTGTTTGTGCAGATTTACAGCTTCCATATTTCACCTCAAGGGTTGGGGTTAATGCCATGACCAGTGGATAGTGCAATCTTTTCACCGGACTCTACTTCCAAAGCAGCTAGTTGCTTAGCAGTTTGGTTATCTTCTGCATTCATGCGTAGATCAGCTTCAATTTCCATGTCAACCTTGGCCAAAGCAGCTTGTTCACGCATCTTTTCACGCTCAAGCTCAGCTTGTAGACGCTGAATTTCTGTCTGCAGACGTTGAGCTTCTGTTTGTTGCTGAATTTGCAGCTTCTGAGTTTCGATTTGCAACTTAGCTTGGTCAGCAGCTGTTTTGCGTTCAATCTCTGCTTGCATAAGACCAGTTGACGGATCTTGCGGCATTGGGGGTGCAAACTGCTGCAATAGCTTAATTGCTTGTTCAACAATCTCAGGTATAGTGCCAAGTACTTGTTGTGCTTCTTGAGCCACCGATTGGCTAGCAGCTGCCAACATACGATCAAACTCTGCTTTTTCTTCTTTGCTTGCATCTTTCATCAGCTTAGTAATGTCAATGCCAGCTGCACCTGATGTAGTCTCAACCATATGTGATACATACCAGAACGCCAAATGCTCACGTATATGCTCCAGGATTGGAGGAATCACAGTTGAACCAATTAGACGTGAGCCACCTAGCACTGGGCTTAACAAATAATCCAAGTGCACTTGCAAATGCGCCAAATGATCTTGATCAGGGAACGCTGCAATTGGCCTGTTAAGCGTTGCTGCTAGGTTCTCATTAACAGCATTCATCTCATGAACTTCAGGTTTCGGTATTAGCAAGTCTTCATAGTCAGGCACTTTTAACTGGCGCAAATACATCTCTTCAACTTTATACGGGTCGTATAAACCTGGTTTCGCGTCAGCTCGCTGAACAACCGACATTACCTGTGCAAACCGCTGTGTATCCGTTGAAATATTCGGATCACTAACAGGCATTACATTCACTGGCCCTTCAAAGTCAGCACGATATGCAAGCAATTCACCTGTATCATCATAGATCTCATCTTCATTGAGATACATCTTATTGATGCGATACAGCAGCTCTAGCACACGTCCCATTGCATCATGGATTCGACCATGAATTGCATTAAACACCACCATGCCTTGCTCAATACGAGCTAGTGTAGTACCAACAGGTGTGTTTGCATTCGAATCGGCAAGCTCTTCAAACGTAGTACGAACAACTGATTCGGATGTATCAACCAAGAAACCAAGCAATGAAAACAGAACCGAGCTCGGAGGATTAAATGGCAATGCCATTAGCACTTTGCGAATATCATCTTGGCCAAATGATCCTTCGATTTCATGCACTTCGGTTGGATCAATGCGCTCTGTTTGGCCGCCTGCACCACCCTTCATCTTTACAAGACCAGGGAAATTGCTAATGTGCGCAGCATCCAACAATGCACGTAGTGAACCAGTGGCAGCTGCACTTAAGCCACCAAGCATATGCACAAAGCCGATAGGATAAGCACCGCGCCATGGAATCATAGGAAACTCAACCATCCAGAACATTTCTTCCTGGAGATCATCGTCTTCTTCCCAGTTGCGGTAGATCGACAATACACGCTGGCTGTTTTTGTCAACGCTTATGATGTATGGTGCAATGTCACCTTCAACATCATAGTAGACGCAAGTTTCAAAGATTGTTCGCAAACCATCTTGGTTGTATGTATCGGCCGATCGACCTTCAATCTTGTCATTAGCACGTTCAGACTTGGTTGTTTCAGGTATCATCGATACACTTGGCAAGTCAACGTCACGATACATGCCTGACTTTACACGGCGCTGATACTCTAGCTTGGTGATGTATTGCACATGTGTTTTGCGCTCAGCTGTATAAAAGTTAGTAGCAGCAAATGGCAATAGCACATCATCCATTGATACAAACAAAGGTACAGGCTTTTTACGCCTTGCATCCCATGTGATCTTTAGATACTGAGCACCTGCAAGAGGCACTTGTGTTGATAGTTGTTCAAGCTCGGCACGGAAATCTTTCATTTGGCGCGTCATTTGCCAGTTCATGAACTTGGTAATGCGCTGTGCCTTTTCAAACTTTTCTTTGGTCGGTGTGCCAATGATTCTTTCTTTGGCTGGACCTGCGGCTGGAAATATTTCTTTCATCACACGTGAACTGAAATCCACGCATGCTTTGGTCAACATTGGGTGTACTACCTTAGAAGCACCTTGAAACCCTGCTCCACCTGGTGCATCATCGCCTAGGCCAGTACGTCTTAGACCTTCTTCGTATTGCTCATCACGGCGTTTGCGGCTTTCTTTATCACGCTCAATAAGCTCACACAAACTATAGCCGATTACTGCCAATTCAGACTCAGGCATCGTCTCGGCAAGGTTTGAATAAAAGTCGCTTTCGCCTGGCGACGGTGAATCATCAATTGTTACTATTGCACCACCGTCTTCGGTATCACGAACACTTGTGTCTTCGTCATACTCAAGCATTTCGCCTAGTGCTTCTTCTTGCTCATTTGCCATAATGTTCTCTACATCGCATAAGGATTAGTGCGTTGAGCTGATTTGCGTGGCACATCTTCTTTGTATGCCACAGTCGTTGACAGCATATTTTTGTCACTGATTAGCCGAATTGCCTGTGTTGCCGAATCCATGAGGTCATCATGCTTGATTGACTTCTCACCTGTAAAGCTACACAACTGACTAATCAACGGCTCGGCCCATGTCTTTGGCTGGCCAGCACGTTTCTCGGATTCTACAACCCAAATGAAGCCATGTAAAAACAAATGCGATACGGCATGTAGTCGAGTTAGCTTGTCGGCACGCCCTGGGTTGTACGGATAAGCAATGATGCCTTCACGAGCCAGTGTTTGACGTAAACTGATGCCTGACCCTTTGTCCTCAATCAAGCATAGATCAGGTTTTCGACCTACAAGGTACGATGATTTTGGCCCAATCATTGGCTGAATCAGCGGCTTGCGGTCACCATCACCGTACTGAACTCGCATCTCTTCTTTAACACGCTCGATCAGGTCAGGTAAGCCAAGTCGTTCTTGCCAACAATCAAGCAATAGAATCGCAGGCTTGTTCTCATGGCGGAATAAGCCCCAAACACTGCATGCCGAATAATCCGGATCGCCTTTTTTCTTATCTCGAGTCTCTTCAGTAAATGCTGTATCAAGTGATGTGACAATGTACTCGAACTGAGGCAATGGCTTATCGGCAGGCCAGAGTCTAATCCAAT